AAAGCAATTGTTTCGTGAGTATAGCGAGCCGTAAAAGCTTCCTGCGCATTGTCATAAGCGATGGCAGAACCTTCGTTTTTGACAGGAGCGGCTGAGAAGCCAGACAGCTTGGTTTCTTCTTCAAACGAACGCTCAGAGGTCTCAGTTTCGTAGATCTCTTTATGCTGTTCGCCGTAACGAGCATACTCAAGACCAAACAATGCGTTCAGTCCCGGGAGAAGTTCTTTTAGTAGTTGTGCACGAGAAATAGCCATTTAATATGCTCCTTATACGCCAGTGGCGTTGTAATACCGGTGCACACCAAAGTTCCACTTCACGATTACTTCCGTGTAAGAACCGGGGAAACCAGCAATTGCAGTCTCAGGAACAAAGTCAATGATACGAACCGGGAGGCCCGAACCAGTGTCAGTTGATGCGCTTACAGACTGATAGGAATTACCAGTAGACGTATTGCCGGTTGTCAGCACGAGTGCCGAGTTACGGTTTACGTCAGTACGGGTCATGAAACTGATGGTGGACGTGCCAGCAGCAGTTACGGCGACCTTAAATAGTGCATCAGGATCATCCTGCACATAGGCTTGGATGTCATCAGCAACTACGTTACCGGGGTAAAATTGACGGAAAGTGGTTCCAAAGGTTGGGTCTGTGTAAGTACAACCAAGGAAAACACCTACTGGGGTGGACGCGGACGTGTTGGTTTCATTCTCGATATATCCAGCACCGTTGAATTTAACGACGTTGCCAAAGAAAATGGCTGTCGAAGAACCCGATTCGATGGGGATTTGACGAGTTGCACCAGCAAAGACCTGTCCGCCGATCAAATTGATCGGGATTAGCCCGTAAGGGGCTGATACGGAAGGATATGCCATTTAATACTCCTAAAAAGTTATTTAGAACCGTTACCAAACCCTACACCGCGTGTCGTTGAGGATTTTCTCTCGCTGAACAGAGGCATGCGTGGGTCATTATTTCTCATGAAGCTGTTATCCACAGACTCCATTTGAGACTTGTTTTGTCGGGCGTAGTAGTCATTGCGTGCAGCAACACTTTCTTCAGGTTGTTTACACAGCATCAGTCCACCAAGCTCAACGTTTCCATTCTTGTCAGCAGCGAGCATAAGCTCGGGATGGTCAGCAGCTCTGACCGGTTCCCAACCTTCACGGGTTTTTTTGGAGACATTTGCTGGATTTGGCTGGCCTAATATGGCTGTTGCAATCCAACGGAATTTCCAACCCGGTTGAGGATCAGGATCTGGAAGAGCGCTCGGCGGTTTGTAGGTCGCACGAGCAGAACTCTCACGTGTTTGAAGGTTTCTAGGTTCGCGCTCTTTAGCGCCGTCACGGCTAATTCGTTCAGACATAGTTAGGACTCCGAGTTAAGTTTAAGAACTTCTTTTGCATACTGTTCATTGGTAAGGCCAAAGCGGCGTGCTAACGCTTCCGCTGACTTAGTCAGCGTCACTTTCTTCTTACCCGCAGTACGGGTTGGCGCGGCTACTACGTTAGCCGAACGTTTCGGTTCCTTCTTTGCCTCACCGAAATAATCGGGAAACACTTCACGCATGCGAGCGTCAATCCGCTCGTAATACTCGTCCGATCTAGGATCAACACGAGTTTCGACCAGCTTTTTATGCACCGCCAGCGCGAGACTGGTCATCTCATCATCCTGTCCAAACCAGCCGTTTCGGGCTTGCCATCGGGTCGCTTTTTCATCGACCTGAACAGACTGCTGCTGTGGCGTAGGTTGTATATATACATCATCTTTTTGCTCTTGTAAAGCATTAGGCGTAAAAGTTTTTGCGTATTCCGAACGAAACTTAGCCGCAGACAGTTCTTCTTGCGCTGCAATAATGGCGTCGTTGTCGTAGCTTTCTTGGGCTTCACGCAGCTTTTGACGGGCAATTTGAAGCTCCATGTCCGCCTTTGAAGCCGCCATTTCGGTGTAGTTCTTGGCTCCCGCGTTGTAGCTTTCCCTGAGCTTTTTGTTTTCCTCAAATAGCTGTTGGGCTATGCGGGCAGCTTCTTCACGTTCCCGTAAGGCTGCTTCCTTAGCACGTCGCTCGTCGTGACGAGCATGGCTCAACTCCTTAATCCGCTTTTGGACTTTATCGCTGTACTCTGCAATTTCATCGTCCGAAGGATCTTCAACATCCTTGTCCAGCGGCTTGCGGCCTCGATCTTCGGGCGGTGTATCGTCTACCACCTCCAGTTCAATGTCGCCTTCTTCAAGTTCAGTTGACCCCTGCTCACCATCCACTTCGTCCTGTTCATCAGGAAAAGTAAACCCATCTTTAGCTTTACCATTAGTAGCCATTTATAATCTCCATCAAGCGCGGGTATAACCGCGAGGATCTTCAACAACCGCCTCGACTTGGTCGTCGTTTAACAGGCGGAACTCACGTCCATGAATTCTAAAACGCGTGCCAGAGTAAGCCCTTACTAACACAAAGTCACCTTCCTTACACCATGCTCCGGTGCTGAACTTGACTGGGTCTTTATAGGCTTCCGCCCCAATTTTCAGGACAAACAACACCGTGGTGCTGTATTCCTCAGTTTTGGTTAGGGAGTCAGGTTTAAGAATGCCCGACTCAAACTTGTCTTCAACTTCAGGGACAGCACAAAGGATTTTCCACCCTTGCGGTATTGGCAATTGCGTAGCTTTGGCGCTTTCGTCCTCTACTTCCGCAGGCTTTTCAATTTCTTCAATCATTTGATTCCTCAACTTTCTTGGCAAGGTCCATAACATAGGACTCTGCGAGCGCAAGACCTTGAATAACGCCACAGAGTTTTTGGTACTGCTCAAAATTTTGGCAAACCCCACCGGCTATGTCGTCGGCGTAGTTGTTTAGATCCTCACGGATTCTTGCGCGCAGGTTGTCTGCGAAGGCTTGTATCACTTGGTGTTACCCCCTTTTGGGTTGCGCCGCATGTCGGCTTGGGCTTTGGCAATCTCAGCGCCTACTTTGACGCCTTCGAGTTGCCCCTTTAGCTCTAGTTCGTCGGCTGCTTGCGCGGCTTTGAACGCGAGTTCTTTCTCCTTGAGCGCCAGTTCATCGGCCTTAGCGGCTGCGTCCACGGCGATTTTCTTATCTTTAAGGGCTGTTTCCTGCTGGCGGATAGCCAGTTCCTGCATTTGCATCTGCACCAGCGGGTCTTGAGCCTGCTGCTGAGCTTGTTGCTGTGCCACTTCGGTCTGACTGTTACTCAGAACCCGCTTGGAGGCTTCAGCTACGAGGCGTGAGACCTGCAACTCAAGTTCTTCAGGCATCTCCTCACCCGGCTCAGGCAACGGCATGCCAAGAGCTTCTTCGATACGACGGCGGTACGCAAAGCCTAAGTGCTCCGCGATATGTGCCTGCATGGCTGCTCCAATTTGATTCGCCATGGGACTCTGACCCACCATCTGCATGATGATTGGATCCTTCATAGCGTTCATGTGGACTTGGATATGAGCCTCGTGGTCCTGATATATGAACGCCTTCATGGGCTTGCCGTTAAGCGCTGCCATGTTCTCCGACACAGGATCCTGTGGTTTCTGGTCATCCTCAACCGGTACGAGCTTGGCTGCGTTTTTGATCCCCAAGACCTCCAGCATCTGCCGGTGTAAGAGAGGCAGGTCGTATATCTGAGGCGCAGCCTGAGCCAACTGAATGACCGCTTGGTACTGCACCACTCGCTGTGACATAGTTGCCGCGTTGGGATCACTTACAGGAATGACCTCGACCATGTCGTAGTCTGACCGCTTGGCCCGTGGTTCTCCGTCCTCGGGTTGGTAGTCATAAACATCGTCCGTGTAGTCCCGAATGATGACCGACAGCAGCTTTAGCTCTTGCTTAAACGCGTAGTGCACCCGAGCCTGAACAGCCGACATAACTTTGAGCATCCGCTCCAGCAAGGCAAGCGTCGTACCCACTGGCGCCTGTGCGGACATATCGCTGATCTTCATATCTGCCGTGGCAGCAAACCTACGGCCTTCCTCAACGATTGTGCCCAGCAGGTTATAGAGCGTCTGGCTTGGCTCTTTATATGGCAGCGGTAAGATGTTGTCGCGTATCGCGCCTGAGCCAACGTCTACGTCTCTAAACTCACCCGGAGCAATAGGCGTGTCATCGCCCTTAATCCGAAGTCCTCTGGACTTCAAACCGCCGGGGAGGTTCGATAACGTACCAGCGTCTACTAACTGCCGGATGATTGACGTTGCCGACTTAGCAAACCCACCGATTAAGTGGAATAAGCCAAACCCGTAAATACCAAAACCCGGGATGTAAATATAGTGTACGAAGTGGTTACGCTTGGCTTTGGTCTCGTCGTCTTCGTAGAAGTTACGTCTGATGGCTAGAACTTCACCCGTGCCCTCAAGCACCGTTAGTACATATGGCAGTGCTATGCCTGTTGGCTCGCCGTCTTCTTCATCTTCGTACCCCGGCAAGTCCAAGTTAATGTGGCACTCATAAAGTACATAGCGGTCATCATTAAGGCTGTTAAATCCTGTCTCTTTATCTTTCTTTTCCTGCAACTCATTTTTAATCTTAGGTGGGTCCCCGATGTCAATGTCGCGGTAAAACCCAGCCACTTGCAGTTTACGAATCTCGTTCTTGGTTTTAAACATCCGGTGCGTTACACGCTCTGCCGTCTCAATAGATGGCGCACCGTAGGAAATGATGATGTCTTCTGCAGGCACAAAGACCGACATCTGACGCTGCATTGATGGGTCGTAATATACTTTCTTAAATGCCGAACCCGTGGCTGGCAGATTCCACAACATCCGCTCGTGCTCAGTTCTGAACTCAGGCATGCGCTCGGTCAGTTCATAGTTCATGTCTTCCTTAACCCGAGCCGCTGCTTCATCCTTCTCGCGGGTCTGCTTGCCAAGGATCTTTGTTTTAACTGGCCCCTGCGCAGGAAAAGTCTCCATGATTGTTTCTGACTGAAAGCGTACGACTGCTTCCGTAATCATGGGGTGGAACACGCCACATGCGCCGTTCCATGGCTCTGTTCTTTCTTCGTACTTAAGACCAAGCAGTGTGATGCCCTCTTTGTACGTATCTTCCCAGTCTTTGCGTGAACCTAAGTCATTCTTAATATCCTCAAGCAGATCGCTGCCAAGGATATCTAACTCATCAGGCTCTATCTTTTCTGCCAAGTTTTCATAGAAATCTTCTGCATCTTCATCGGCTTCTTCGATCTCTAATAGCGGCATTCCGTCTATGCCAATACGAACAGCTTCTGGATCTTCGATCTCAATTTCAAGCTCTGGCCCTTCCATGAGTCCGATATCTTCTTCAATGCCTTGGGGCGCCCGTGTTAGTGCTTTATCTACAGCCATGATTTATCCTTAGTAATACGCCGTCTTGCGGCCTGATTTAAAAAATATGGGTTCATCTGGTTCATCGCTTGGCAGCGTAATAAACCCCCCGTTTCTAAAGCGTAACAGCGCCTGTGTCATTGTGTCCACGTAGTCATCGTGTTCGCCCACAGGGAACGCCACAATTTCCTCAATTACTTCTTTAGCCCACCGCCGATCCGGTGCCCACACAATCCCCGAGGCAAACAAATCGCTTACTGCATTCACCCGGGCAATCTTGTCGTTACCCCTTGTAGGCGTAAACTCATCGACTGGTATGCCCATGCGACGTAATTCTTGAATCAAAGGTGCTCCAGCAGCTTTTTTCTCCACCAAAAACGCGTCTGGTTGCCATTCTGGGTACTGTTTAAGCGCTACTTCCTTAAGCTCTGGAAACTCCATGCGAGACTTAAACGCATCGAGCAATATTATGCTGGGCCTGTTACCCTCTTCCTCGTTATACCAGATACCCCACGTCGTACACGCCGTATAGTCAGCCGTAGTCTTGGCTTCGTGGGCCGTATCCCAACTCTGAATGATAAACTCGCACCGAGGCGGCTCTTCCGGCTCCCAAACACGCCAATGTGTCCTTTTAATAAACGCCGCCGAGTCCAATGTGGGCTGCTGCATGTACTGGGCGTTCCAGTACCGTGAGTCCATAGCTGCCTTTTTCTGCTCCAACTGCTCGATGGGCCACTGTTCAGGCCAAAGACTCTTGCCACTTGGCAAAATGGCAGGCAACTCTACGATCTCCCACTTATCCGCATCGGGATTCTTCATCTGGTAGTTGAGCAGCCGCCCCGTTAGGTCAACAAGCGACCATCGGGTCATGATTACAAGGATCGCGCCGTTAGGCATCAGTCGTTGGAGCGGACCTGTCTGGAACCAACTCCACGCATTATCGAACGTAGCCCTACTGTTGGCCTTTATGTCTTGTTCAGAGTGTGGATCGTCAATAACAAACAGGTCAGCACCACGGCCTGCAAGAGCGCCCCCCACACCAACGGCATAATACTGACCACCAGCGCTTGTACTCCACTTACCTGCGGCCTTCTGATCATCTGCGACCACGGTTTTTGGAAAAATCTTTTGATAATCCTCATCGTCCAATAAGTTTCTGACCCGTCTACCAAAGTCCTCTGAAAGACCGGCGGTGTGGGTCGCCATAATGATCTTTTTGTCTGGGTACTGCCCCAAAAACCACGCCGGGAACAGGTAAGAACTGAATTCAGACTTACCCATACGGGGCGCGATGTTGATAATCACGCGCTTTTTGACCCCATCGGCTACATCTTTGAAGATTTTCGCCAGCTTCCTGTGGTGCGGGCCTTCTTTAAACCCCGGGTAGACCATGCGAGCAAAGTCTGTCATCGAAGTCTGGGCCTTTTTTAACCCAATCCGACGTTCCTGCTCCTCAAGTTCACTCAAAAACTCAAGTTTCTGCATCGGAGTCATCGTCGCCAGTACGGCGTCGATCTCAACTTGGTTCAGCAGCATCGCCGTCTTCGCCCGCTTCGGGTTCTAAACTCAGTTCTACATCTTCCGCGTCTGAATTGCGCTCTTCCTTCTCCGTTGCCTCGGCGTCCACCGTCTTTTGTAGCTGCTTTAGCTTCTCGCGGATGCGCTCATCAAGCTCGTGATCCTCAAGTTCTTCTTTCTTAACGGTTACTCGCTCAGTAAACAGCCCAACCTCAGTAACCTTACCTAATAACTCTATAGCCTTTAGCCGTATTCTGGCATCAGGGTGCTCGGTCTCCTCAACCAGCTTAGCCACCGCCATGGAGCGCAGGCGCTGGGCCTCCTCCACAAACTGCCACTCGTACGCAGTCAGCATACCAACTAGTGCTTTTATCTGCGGGGGCGTCGTCAGTCCGGTAACTGCTTGCTTGGCTTGGTCTGAGGCAGTCGTCAAGGCATGGAAAACCTCGCTGGCCTGTTGTTTTTCAGCGCCAGTAATAATTTCCTCGTCGTCTGCGGCCCCAAGCTCCTTTAGCCAATCAGCCGTGCGTATCTTAGCCTCCAGCAATAGCGAGGCGTCGGCCTTTTTCAGAGTAACAAAGCCTTCGTCCGGGGTGTCAAGCACCTCGGGTTCAAAATCAATTTCGTTCAAATGATCCAGCAAGCGGGTACCCCCGTGTCGCAGAGCTTGCGCTCAGTTGCGGCGAGTGTACAATTACTTTTGACAACCCGCAAGGGTCGTCTCCTTTTGCATGTCTCCTTCGGGGTAGCTCCTCTACCCCACTTGAGCGCCCCCGGATTCAGCCCCGGGGGCTTTTTTTATCTTACTTTGTCCAATATTTGACAAGCTTA